GCGCGTGTCAATTTTGGGCGCGGAACCTTCTCCGCGCAGGCGGTCAAGACTCGGTTGAACCCACCTGATCTGGGGGTGGGGATCGAACATATCAAATAGTGGATTAGCCACCATGTTCCTCAGATCACCCTCACCAGTGTAAAATGTGTGTGGTGCAATGATAAGTTTCTCGGAAACATGTTCGGAGAAACGATAGGTGATCAGATTAGATTTGAACTCGGTGCCATTACCGAACCCAATAAATTCACCCTGATATACTTCAGTGGTACGAGGAAGATACTTGAAACATACATGAAGAATATCGGCAACAGGGCCCTGATAGTGTTGATCGATTTCTTCATGTGAGTGTGCAATACGAATCTTTTTCTTGTTGAATACAGCTTTAGTACCAACAAAAAATGTACCAGTTGCAGGATCAGTTCCCCATACAATTGCAGGAGAACCATCCATCTTCACCGACATATATTTGGGATTATAAAGAAGTTCAATCGCTGACAGATCACCAGTCAGGATAGAATCTTCGATGTGGTCGATGTGAAGGTTCTTCATCAATTAAAGAGTGAAAGTTGTTCGAATTGAATGTGATCACAGCAAGAGTCATCGTCTTGCAAATCGATCATGTCGGTGTCAACGTGCTTGATAAGTTTACCAAACAACATGTTGACGAAATCACGATCTTCTTGAGTAATCATTGACAATCAGGATGTGGTTGTGGAAGTGTAGCACAGATGCGAGAGATACGCTCCATCTGTTCAATCTTACTCTCTCCCTGATACACCATTTTTGTCATAATTAAAGCAGAAAGAATAAGAAAGACGAAGATGAAAGGGTTTTTAGTCATCATCAGTGTGGTGTGCCTCTCAACATGGCCATTATAGGCGGTTGCCCTTGGGCAGACCAGGAATCTGGTCCAGTTCGGGAATTGGCCTATGACCTAGAATGGCATCCATACCTTCCTGAGCCCTTTGTTTCATTTTGTCATGAAAATCAATCAGACTTTGAATACCTTCCCTCAGATCTTTGTAGAAGAGATCAACATCAACCTCACCATCATTCAGGTATTCATCAATTGATTCATGCAAACGTAATTTACGTTGTTCTGCATAGGTTTTATCTGGCCCAAGATAGGGGCGACCCTCAATAGTAAAATTAGGCACACTCATGGATGTGATCATGCGAAGGAACAAAGCCGGGAATGTATGGATGACCAAATTCCCAGACAAATACGGCTATAAAACCGACGAAAAAATACTTCATTTTACCAAGAATTGTTGTTCATAGTTTAGTAAATCTTGAGGAGCAAGATCCCCAACATCACCATCATATTCTACTGCATTTTGATAGTATTGTCCAACCTTTTCATACAGTTTGATTCCCAGATGCTTGTACTTTAGATTAGTGGGAACATAAACTTTGTACTCCACACCATCATTGTCTGTAAGTAAGCTGAGTTGCTTGTTTTCAGATTTGGTGACACATACTGTCGTCCTTGCAAGGTTGAACAGATTCTCAAATACAGTATAATCGGACAGATAAACATCTGGATTATCCATGATCATCCTGGCGATGAATTGTGGTGACAGACAGTGATCATCTGTGCGATTTTTGCTGTCATTCATTGCCGCTTCACTGACAAATCCAGTGCGATTGTAACCAGAACAAAACACTAGATCATAATAGATACGTGTGATTGGACGGAAATAGTCAGGATCACTCCAATTGTCAATGTTGGCACGGAGTGCATTGTATGCTGTGCGGCAGTAAACAGTCCAGTCCTTCATTTGTCGTTCAGGTAAGTTTCAGAATGAGCCAGATCAAAGATACTATTCAAAATTTCATCGTATTCTTTATAGTATTTGCTACTCACAACTTGCCGCTGTTGTTCTTTACGAACAGCAGAGAAAATGAGTTTCCACTGGTGATGAGTAAGATTCATGAAAAATTAGTGATAGAGTGGTAAACTGCGCTCAAGTTCATGTGCCCCTTGAAGTACCCGGCCACTATAACACAGAGGGTGAGAGAGATCACCCCCAGCAGTGACAAAACGTTAGGAAGTGGATTGTTCACTTATACAAATAACCACCAGCCCAATCTGCATTCTCAAGCAACCACTCGCGGTCTTTGATCAGCAGAAGGTTGAAACGAACACCTTTGGCAGGAGACTTGATACTGGCAGGTTTATACACTTCACCAGTCTTCTTATCAACAAAAGTATGAACAGAGCGAGAACCATTGGCACTCATCATGATTTTGTGATACTTACGACCAGACTCTACAGTGAACTCATAACCACACTGACCATTCTTCAGTTCTTCAATACATGCTTGATGATAATCAGCATTCACTTCCAGATAAACAGAACGTTGATGAGACTTGATGCTGTAATCAATGTAGTTCTTCACCAGAGCATCACACAGCATCAGACAATACTTGCGGATGTTCAACTCAATGGTGTTTTGAGCATCTTTCTGAGCAGCGTAGTCAGCGAGTGTCTGAGTCATGCGGGAAACCTCTCAACATGGCCAATATATCCCGAATCAGTGCCAGGGTCAAGGGATCTGTACCAGTTCAGGAACTGGCCTTCTTTCTGCGGGTACGCTTGGCGGGTGCTTTAGCTTTTGTTGTCGTTTTCTTTGCAGCGGGTGCCCTCTTGGTTGCTGTCGCCCGCTTCGCTTCAGGTTTTTTAGTTGTTGTTACTTTCTTTGGTGATGTTTTACGTTTGGGTTTCTCTTCTGGTTTTAACTCAGGATACCTATAACGAACATCAATTTTTAGACGTGGTTTCTTTACCCTGTCATATTGCTTTTGCATGTGCTCATGACACTGAAACCATGCAATCTTCTTGGTCTTTCCTTCCACCCATTCCATACGAATGGGAAAGGTTTCGTATGGAAATAGTCTCTCAAGTTCTGCTTTACTAAGGCGAGGCATTATTAGGGAAAATTGCAAACATACTTTCTGAGTATTTTATCACACTTTTGTTTAAAATGTGTGTGCAAAGAGTTATTGAAACTAATTAGATCTTCATAGTAAAGATCATTTTTGTACCTTTCAGTCATCATATTATAATAAGTCCACATCCTTAAATCTTCAATATCTTCTATAATTGATTGTGTCCAGAATATGAATGCGTATCTATCACCTTTTATAACTTTATTGACACGATGAGGTGTTCCTGTTTCATATGTGATACCTTCACCAGCTTTGAGTTTAAACATTTTTTCCTTACCATCAATGAGTAAGACAAGTTCTCCCCCATTATAAGTATCTGGGTCATTCAAAAATATAGTGGTGCTGAAATTGCCAGATGCGGGATCATCAAAATGTGCATTATAGTAACCACCAGTCTCTGTTTTACTTACAATTGGATGTGAAACTCTAAGTGGATACGTATAGTTATAATATTCTTTGTTTGATCTTATTGTTTGATAGAATGCCTCTAGATCCAAATCAATTTCAGAATTCTTTTTTATCAAACTTAGATCAAAATTTGGTTTGTCGGGATCAATACTAAGAGATCTTAGTCCATTTTCCCATACACCATCTTCCATAGCTTTGTATATACTTTCAATTTCTTTTTTTGAAAAGAATTTCGAAATAAGATAAGACATCAGACAAACCAAGTTACAATAGAATAACGAGTTCCAGACTCAACGGGACAAACTCTATGGGGATAAAGAAATGTAGCGGGAAAGAATACTGCGGAACCAGCTTCAATCTTCATCTTATATTTGCCTCCCCAGAAATGCAGTTCTCCACCCTCATAATCATCATTTAATCCCAAGATTGCTGTCAAGGCTCTATTAGTTTTAGTACCATGATCAACATGCTCAATATATTCACCACCAGGACGATATCTGAGCATGGTATATCCAGAATCAGTTTCTATAGTTAGATGATTAAATCTGGAAACATAATCGTTCAGTTGAGTATTGAAAAACTCAAATAGTTTATTATCTAAGTCTTTTTCTTTGGCACTACCACCAGATGCTGAGATTTCAATCAAATCACATTTTCTTACTTTTGATTCTTCATTACCCTCCATCATATCACCAGTCGTTAGAGCTGGTTGCCATAGTGAACTATTATCGTCAAAATAGTCCATCAGTTCTTTACACTGTTCCTTAGAGAAAACATGCTTGTAATAGACGATTCCATCCATTAAATCATTCACATATTGTGGTTCTCCCATGTATATGTTTTTCATTTCGGTAATGACATGTGGTGGTGGTCTCCAACCCATTTTAACATATTCTTCTGCTACAGTACGTCTCACGAATGGTTCATCTATTTCACCTCGATTAGAATCATCAACACAACAAGATGCAGCACCATCAGCTCTCACATAATGTAAAAATACCTGAGAGCAAAAAGTACCCTCAAATTTATGCCTCCAATGTGGTGAATAACATCCTAAGAATACTACACCATCCCCAGGTTTCATAATGACCTCTTGAGGTTCATTATTATGATCACAAATATAAATTGGCCAATCATCATCTGCATCAAGATTGACCGAGACTGTTAATTCACATGCTGGTCTATCTGTATGACTCTTTAGTTCTTCACCGTTTGAATATATTCTACTATACACATAGGTTGGTAATAGTTGAGACTCGACAATCAATGAAAGATCATTGATCTTTTCATGAAGTAATTTACGAGAACCTTCATGGTTATAAACACAGGCTGAATTTGGTGCCTGACTGTCACCCTCATACTTATTTTTCTTATGATCTTCTTTCAGATTATCCGAAAGTTCCTTGGCATATTCCAAACTAATAAAGTTTGGTATTAAGAGATAATTTTGTTCTAATAATGTTTTATTCATTTCAATACTCCATGAATCCAACCTGTGCAAATATATTTTACTTCTGATTTTGGTGGATAACCACGATGAGTATAAGTCCAAGTTGATGGAAATATAATCATCTTCCCTGTTTCTGGTTGTATTTTTGTTCCATCAATAAACTCAGTATAACCATCTTCATGAATATCATTTAGATACCAAATGAAAGTAAAGTATCTTGGATTCCAATTGGAATCTTCATGGCCATGTGCAAAATCATGATGCCAAGTATAAAATCCACCTGGAACTGTTTCTTGTATCTGATAACCAGCATCTCCCCAACCCTCACAATATTCATGTATGTCCATGAACTTATGAATTTCACAGTATTTTTTGAAATACTCAGATACCTTATTGCAAAATATTTTATCCTCCTCTTCCCATCCTGTGATTTTTGATATTGATAAGTCCGTAGATTTCTTTATCTCT